ATATCCTCTTTACAAAAGATACTCATTTTATCTTCGGCATTTTTTAATACCCGTATTTCTTTTTCCTTAGCTAATGCACATTGAGGTAGGTTCTTATACATTTTAGATAGATCCTCATCATTCATAAATTCTTCTTCTGATAAAGCCTGATTTGATGATTCATTATCTTCCCTTAAATGAGGTATAGTTGTTAAGGCTGTACTAGGATCCTTTACCCAACCATATATACAACCTATCCTGTACCTAAGTGTCATAAGGTAATCCGGTATACATGCAAGCTCATAAGGTATTTTAAAAAATCCGTAATTAAATAATAAGGGTTGGAATTCAAATTGAGCTTTACCTTTGAATTTCTTCTTAAGGATTTTTACTGTGGGTATATAGCATTCGATTTCTGTATAATCATAATTTACAAGGTCAGATTCTACATTTTTTAATAAGCTTCTATCTATATAAGCTATTGCCCAGACATGATTAGTTTCTTCTGCCATTTTTACGGAATTTCTTGATTAGTTTAATAAATTTCTGGTAATTTGTTTGGAATAAAATATCTGAGGTAAAGCAGATTAGTTTATGACCTTCGGCCTGGATGATAAAACTGTTATGATCATTGGGAAATAAATTCCTTACTGATAGGTAAGTAGAAAATTCAATTACTACAAACCATAAAGATGCTGGCATCCCATTGTATCGCATAATTAATACCGGTTCTTTATCCCCCCTTATACCATCTTCAACGGATTGCTCCCAAAAATCTAATATTCTAACTTTAGAGTTAGGTAATAAGATATGTTCGAAATTGATGGTAAGATATGATTTGCATTCTATGGATAAATTAAATTTATAATTACCCTTAGGATCTGAACATATAATGTCTCCGGTAATATTATCGGTGGCTTTCCATCTTAAACCTCCAGAAGCTGGTACCCTGGCAAATTCATACCCAGACCATTCTTCCATGGCCTTACAAACGTTTCTTTCATTTTTAGATCCTTTCTTTTTTGAGTTAACTGCCATTTTACTTGTTTAAAATAAGTAATAGTATATGGCCGGATTACCTAAACAATACTGGTGTAGCCATTGTCTAGAGAAAAGTTGTATACCCTGCTATTAGTACTAATGAATGAATCTGAATGAGTCACTAGAAATACTGATGAAGATGTTGATTTCATTTCGATTAATAATGCAACTTTCTCAATATTTGAATTTGATAGTGATTCAAATACCTCGTCCATTAATAAAATATTAACCGGTTTGTTTGACATGGTAATAGAATGCATCCCAAAAGCTATAACCACATTTACTAATTGAGATTGTCCCCCAGATAAATCCGCATATGGAATTTCATTACCATCTTTAATTACCACTATTTTAAAATCTTGGGCTGCCTTGGCAGTATCAATCCTAAATTCTATTATACCCTCTATAATGGGGCAGTATTCTAAAAGGGCCTCATTAAGTTCTTCTATAAGGTGTTGGAATAAAAAAGCTTTAATACCTTTGTTTGATAGCGCATCTTTAATTAACCATTCTAAATCTTGGATTTGGCCCATGGCTAATTCTATTATTTTTTGGTTTTTATTAATCCAGGCTTTTTTGGTTTTAATTTCTTTTTTATGTTTTTGTATTAAATCTTTGTTGTTCACAAATTTTAAATCCTTAATATCTAATAAAGCTTTATCTATAAGTTGTTGATAAAGGGTTTGATTTTCCTTGGTGTTATTTAAATTATTAATGGTGGTTTGTTGTTCGGTATAACTTTGTTTTAAGGTTTGGTATTTTTCTAAAGCTAATTTTGTTGTTTTGGTTTTAGCATTTAATTCATCAACCTTTTTTAAACATTTACCATAAAGTTTCCTTGTTATGGTTAACGTTTTTTCCTTTTTTTGTTTAAGTAATTTAATGTCTTCCCTTTGTTTAAGGAATTGTTTTTTATTTATGGTTTGTTCGCATTTACCACAAACCTTTACTTCTTGTTTAAGTTCATCCCCTAATACTTCAATGTTGTCTGTTAGAATTTCAATGTCATGCAAGTAGGTGTATAGTTTACCCTGTAATTCTCCCATGTTAATTATAGCCCCATCTTGCTTAAGTGGGGGTATAGGTTCTTTTAGGGTATTTTTTAATATTTTTGATAAAGTGCCTTTTACTTCATCATAACTTAAGATTTTAACCCTCCATTCTTTTATTCGGGTTTTTAAGTGATTTTTCCTTTCCTTTAATAGGGCTTTTTGTTTTTTATCTGTTTCAGATACTTGTTTTATGATAGCTTTTTTCTCTTGTATGTTTTCTAACCCTATTTCAATAAGACCTTGTAATTGAGATGTGGATTGATTTAATTCTACTAAATTTGTTTTACATGTTTCCTTGGCTTTATTAATATAATTTGATTCAAAGATTTCATCAAAAACAGATTTTTGTTTAGACCCGGTTTCCTCTATTAACCTTTTCATTTTTTGACCGAAAACAATGGTGTTTTTAAATAATTCAAATGAAAAACCTAGGTTGTCTATGATTATCTTGTTTAGGTCTATTTTGTTTTGGTATTCTAAAAATGGTATTCCCCCGATATAATAAAATAACCCGTTACCTCCTTTAACATCTCCTACTAAACCCTTATAATTAATACATCTTACAACCTTATGCTCAACCCCTTCTATGTAACAAACTGAAGAAACCATTGTACCTTCCCAGTTTTCATCCCTTAGGTGTTCCCAGGTAGCTATATTTTCAACATCTTTTAAAGGCTTTTTATACCAAACCCAACTTAGGGCTGATAACAGGGTTGTTTTACCTAAACCATTATCACCTTGAAATATATTTAAACCTTGTTGGTCAAAATCAAATTCCATATTTCCTATGCTACCAAACCCTATAATATGTATGTCTGTAAATTTTCTCATTTGCTATCTTTTAATACTCTAAATAGTAGTTTCTTTCTTTTCTTATCTGTAATTCCCTTAGACTTTAGATATTGTTTAACTAGCAATTCCGTATTATCTGTATCTATTGCCTTTAGCTCATCTTTTGCATTCTTCTTTCTTGGTTTTGGGGTTTTATAATAATAATTCCAATTATCATTAATTGGAGGTTCTTCATCGTTTTCTAATTCTATAAATTCTGGGCCTTTCATATTTATAAATTCCCAGCTCATATCCGATTTAATTAAGTAACACCCATATTCAATACCCGAATCAGATTTCTTTTGTTGATTGGGGGATCCCATCATAAGTACATGAGGTAATAGGACTTGAGGTAAATGAATATGACCTGATAACACTAAATCAAAACGGTTAAAGATTTTATATTTTATATTAAATGAAGTACCAACCTCTCTATAGTTTGTGTCCTTTGCCCCTGGTAAATCCGTATGAATCATTAATATATTTTTACCTTTACCTAGAGTTATGTTATTAATAATATCCTCAAAGTTTTGGTTTAATGAAATATAGGGTACACCATGTAAATGTACACCATCTGTAATTTCTATTGATTTATGGTCAATACAATACATATTATTAAATACCTGACTTAAGGTTTTAATATAAGATGGAGAAGGTTTATCTAAAGTGTTTGGAAAGCATTGGTCATGATTACCCGATATATTATAACTTTTAGTCCTTTTATGCCAGTATTTTAGTTTTGGTAAGGTTTTTTCAAGTAGTTGATTTGATAGGTTATTTTGATTATGAAACATATCTCCGGCAAAAAATACCGGTACATCATATTCCCTGGCCAATTTAAATATTTTAGATTGTACCTTTAGATTCTTAACCACCCGGGATTGGTTACCATTAAATTGTTTAAAATCATGGTTGTGGGAATCCGTATATGCGATTGCTATAACATCCATTTGTTTGCCATTACATTAGGTGCTTGTAAAAATTTCATTGTTTCATACATTCTTTGGGCAAAGTCCCAATAATGTAATACAAATACATTATAATTACCTTCTTCTTTTTTAAATACCCCTAAATAATCTTCTCTTAGGATATATGTAAATATAGCTGAAGTTGTTTCTTGAAACATACGGGAATTTATTCTTTTACCATTATCTTCTAATATTATATGATCTCCAAAGGGTATGAATATAAGGGTATTGGATAAAATGGTTAAGTCTTTACACCTTTGTTTATAAACTTCACATTTTATGGGGTCTGTAAAGGATGAGTTTTGTAACATAAAATATACCATGGTATCAAAAGGTGTTCTATCGGTTATAAATTCCGGTAGGTCTTTTAAAGTTTCTAACCTATTATCCAATATAGCCATTTGATAATCAAATCCCAATTCAGGGTTACCCGCAATTTTAGAAAGGGCATCCGAATGAGAGGTAAACCCAAATTGAGGCCAAACAGATGAGGCAGATGATTCAATGAAAGGAATACCCATAGTTTTAGATAATTCCTTAGCTAATGTGGTTTTACCAACCCCAGAGGGCCCACATATAAATATTCGTTTTTTATTGTTTAACATAGTTTTCAAAGGTTTCTATAAATTCGGGTTTATACATTAATCTTGTTTCATATTTTAATAGTAAAGCTTTAGCCTTTTTTGTTTTGATCTTTTTACCTTTAACTTGTATATCCATAAATGATAAATCTTCTTGTTTTAGGTATTTTTTATAGAAGTATTTAAGATCAATTAAAGACCTATTAAGTTCTACTTTTTCTTTTGTTATTTTTTCCCCAGGTGTTCCAAAATCCCCTTTTGTTTTAAAGAATGTTTCTATAGACCCAAATTTGTTTAGGAATTTATCAATGGTTTTTACACCAAACCCCGGTATACCCGGTATATGATCTGATTTATCCCCGTCTAAGGTAAGGTAATCAACTGTTTGTTCTGGGTGATAACCTTTACGGGTATATAGGTTTTTTGGAGTATAAAGCACTTGATCATGACCATCCCAAATTGAAATGTTATTGGTAAGTAATTGGTAAAAATCCTTATCCCTAGAACATATTATTACTTCGTCATTTTTATGCTTTCTTAGGGCAACATACATTAGATCATCAGCCTCATACCCAGGTTCTTTAATACAGGTAATTCCCAAATATTTAAGGCATTTCATTATATCATCTCTTTGTGAAAAAAATGATTCTGCATCAAAGTTTTCCTTAGGTTCTCTGTTTTTATAATCGGGTAATAAGTTAAGCCTATGTTTTGATTTATTACCATCAAATATACAATAAACCAAATCAGGTTTAAATTTATTTATTAAACCCCTTGTCATGGTTAAAAAACCATAAATGGTACCTGATTTAGTACCATCTATAGTAACCATACTTTGAAGCCTATAATATGCCCTATATAGGTTGTTATTTCCATCGATTATTAATACTCTAGGATTCTTCTTCATCGGATGTGGATTTAGATTGCTTTACCGGAAATAGGTTGCTTTCTTTGCTTGCTAGTTGCTTAATACATTTAGAAATAGTAACTATCCCGGATTTTCTAATATACTTTCTACGCATTGTTATATCATCCAGGAGAAGCTGTGTAAATGATGCTGCTCCCCTAGCAATCATGTTATCATTTTTATCCCGGATTATTGATGTGTTCTTTTTTCTAAATACTACTTTTTTTCTTTCTAAAATATGAGGTAGGTCATAGTACTTATCAAACCCAATAGGAAAACCACAGTCGGTATGAAAATACATAGGAACCTTTAATAGGGTTTTCTTTTTAGGTGCTACCTTATTTTTCTTAACCCTTATTGATACCATCCTACCTATTTCTTCTTCTTCCCCATCAATTTTACCTTTTATAAAACTTGAACCATAAAAACCAATCCTAATAGAGGCATAGAATTTCATAGCTTTACCTCCAGGGGTAACATCGGGGTCTTCATATTTACTGGCCCCAATTTTTGACCTTAATTGATTTATACAAATAACCGTTACTCCTAAGTCATGAAATAATTCATTTCTTTCCCTTAGAAATTTATCAATTGCCTTAGCTCTATTTCCCATTTCAGCTTTAGCATCTGTGGCATCTGAATCCTTATTTGCTAAGGTGGTTAATGAAGCAACGGAATCTATCACCAATAATATAGGTTCGTTATTTGTTAATGTACTTCTTAAATAATAAGCCCAATCGGCAGACCAATCAGATACTTTTTCTATTGCGGTTTCTTGATATAAAATAACCTTATCATTATCTATACCATTTAGTTTAGACCAGTGTTCAGTGTATGAATGTTCAACATCTCCCCATAATACCATACCCCCTAATTTCTGAGTACAGTATGCTGCATCAAATGCCATTAACGTTTTACCTGAGTTTTCTTCCCCGTAGAATTCAATTATTTTACCATAGGGAAAGCCCCCACCAATTAGATTGGTGAAGGCTAACATTCTACTCGGTATATATAGAGACTCTTCCTTGGGAATAACTATTGCGGAAGCATAGTCGGCATCGTATTTATTCTTTAGTTTCCCAAGGGTGAGGATTTTTCTTGCTACTTTATTTGCCATGTTTATTTAGTTATACGTCTGATGATTTTTTCTTCTTAGCTTTTTTTCCTTTTTTCTTAGGTTCATCATCTGAAGAATCAGGTGAATCATGTAAAAACTCTGAAACAACTTCCTCTGTTTCTTCATAGGTAGGGATTATCTTAGTTATCATATCTTCTAAGTTAATCATTTTATGATGACCTTTTGGAGCTGGGGTATTTTTACAAGGTGATACTGAGTATTCTGTATCTTGCATTCCAGTACCTGACCTAATTAATTTAAGATCGTACCCATTTTCTGGATCGGTTGGATCTCCCCATTCTTCATCAAGGAATAAATCAATTATTGATTCATATAAACCTTTAGTAAGTTGAACCATTCTACCAGTTTTATCCTTATCAACTTGTTTACCTTTATCATCGGCATATACAATAACTGGCGTCATATATTTTTCCT